TAGCTTAAAGTTGTAATTTTATTTGCCATTATTTTACTAGACCTGATATAACGAAAGTAAATTCAGTACTGTCGGTAGGTTTAATAAAGAGAGACATAATCTTGTAATTATTGTTAATGCCTACTCTTGCAATATCAAATTTTACCCCGGCAAATAATCTGAATATATCCAGATTGAACGGTATTACCTGTGTAAGAGGTACCCCATCAACCTCTTCAGTAAGTTTCATCGACACGCTATCAGTATTGCTTTTTTCTTTATCACCTAGCTCACAGTAAATACCATCAGGCTGTCCGTACAGGTATATTTTATTAGTTTCTGAGGTAAACGAACTAGCTTTTAATATTTCTTGAAGTTTCTTACTAGAGATGTTAAAGCTAGTATCATAATTTAGAGATTCTATCTTTTCTCTTTTAAGAGTAACTTTAGGTACAATAGAATCATCTAAGAAGTGATATTTAAATTGTATTTTGTCAGACTTATAAAATAGATGGTTAGAATTTAACTTAAAAGTAATCTCTTCATCTTCAATACAGTCTAAAACCCTTAGAAGTTTTTTAATATCTCCAATGTTTAAGGAAACATCCTGTTCGGCATCAATACTATAATTATATTTACCGAGCACAATAATACTCGAATCAGGTTTGTTGCAAACAGCATGAAGACCGTTTTTACCTGCTTTAATAGAAACGATATCTACTGCTTTACCGAGAATATTTAAAAAATTATCGGCAAAATCTTTTTTAGCCAGCTTAAGTTCCATTGTCTAGATCGGTTTTCAATTTTTTTTTATCGTTTAAAACAATAACCTCATTTACTTTAGCAGTCAAGATGTTTATCTTAGTTTCTAATCTTTCTATAGCTTCAACCACCTCTTCGTAGCGAGTAACTTTATTAAAGTTAAGTTCTAGTTGATTAGGATCAGAAGGTTCCTGCGCGGGGGAAGCGTAGACCGGGGCTGGTATAGCTTGCATTGTAGGCAAGTTAGGTACAGGTGGGTAAACCGGGGCTTGAGGCTGAACCGGAACAGGGGGCGGTGCAACAGGCTGAGAGTAATTAGGAACGTTGACTGGTTTATATGCTCTAAGTATTTCTGAAGGCATTACTTTAGCAATATCTACATCCCCTACTTTAAGTCCTTCCCCTACCGCTGCACTTCGAATGCCGTTAAGATCAGCTCTAAGCTGTTTAGCAAAAAGAGCAGCTGCCATAATTTGCTCTTGATTAACAAACTGAGCCTCTCTTTCAGCAGCTGCTAAATTAGCCTTAACCGCGCCCGGATCTATAAACTGAGGTTTGGATGGCTGCATTAATTAAGCTCGTCGAGGCCATTGATGAGCGCCATTACTTTATCGTCGTGGCTATTATCTGGGTTCTCAGCTTTAGCGGATGACGGTGCAGTTGTAACAGGCTTATTGGGCGTAACTGTCTGGCTTTTCACCGGGGCTTTAGGGGCAGGGGCTTCATAAGGCACATCATCTTCTTGAACCTCAACTCCTTCCACAGAAGTTTCTTCTGTTTCTGCTTTACCATAATAGTTAGTCTCAATAAAATTCTTGATTTCTTCGGCAGACTTACGCTCCACAAAAGTATTGAGATCAAAGATATTATTATAAGTTTCTTGAACTCTAGCTTCATCAAAACCTTCGATAGCTGAAGGATTCAAGAATTTCGATGCGGTATAAGTAGGATACTTCGGTGCGCCTGGCTTATCAGAAACAAGTTCCACCTTAATACGCAAATTGCATCCTTCGGGAGACAGATCAAAAATACGTGCACCAAACTCGTCAGAATCGTCTCCATTAATAGCAGATTGAATAATTTTATCTAGTTGACGACCGTACCGTAGTACCTTAATAGTGCCATTATTTTCAGGTTTCTTAGGATCATTAACCACTAGCACGTTTACGAGCCAGTTCTCCTTACGACGCAAATTAGCTTTGGCGCGTTCTTTATCTTGCTCACTACCATCGCGCATGACCTTAAAATAAAGTTCACTTACCAGGCAACGCTCGCCCCAGGTAGAAGGCGAGGTAATGCTAGCATACTGACCAGTAGCAATACTATTCCAGCCATGATGAAAATAATGAAGAATAGTCTCTTCAGGGTTTTTAATGTTGGGAAGGAGCCTTACAACGTAAGTAGCTGGAGCTTCTAGCTGAAGAATATTACGGTATGCAGAATTGCCAGTTGTCTTAGTCTTAGCCTTATCAAGCGCAGACTTAATGCTTTCAAACATGTTAGAATTATAGGATTTCATATGTATAGTAAAATAATAGTTTAGAATTAATTTTTATCAAGAGAAGTTAGTCGTTTAATAGATTCGTTAATAATTTTTTTGGCTTTTATAGAATTATTTAATCTTAGTTTAAATTTTACAATGTCCTTGTAAAAGGTTTTGCAATAAAGTTCTCGGTCCTGGTCTGATATGCTATCAAATATAATATCAAAATTAGGTAAAGCAAGTAAAAAATACAGATTGATGTTACCTTCTACATAATCCATAATAGGACTATACATGTACCCGTTTTTTTGGGTAAGATAGTGCTTAAAGGTAATACCAGAAGTGATAATTTTATTACCAATAAATTTTACGGTACGTATTATGTCTTGTGTCTGATTATCGGAATCAGGAGACTCTTCTAATTTTTGTTTTTGTACAGCACTATAACAGCTAATAGCTTTTTGTGTAAGATAGAACTTTAAATCGAAATAGTCTTCATCTTTATAGAGAATATACGGTGCTGAAAGAAAGTCTTTGATATTAATTTGCGGAAACCGTTTAAAGAATAGCGATAGCCTCATACAGAGTAGACCTTGCTCGCTTTTATCAAACCCTTCAAAGTCCTTTCGAGGCTTCCAAGGCTTGTTCTTTAACCCACGAGATACACTAAGGTAAGTATTGTAAATTTCTTGTGGGCCCATTTAAAGGCCTGATTTTAATATCTCTTTTACGACTTTGCTACGGCACAAATTGTTATTATAACGTAAAAATAGCAATATTGCTTCTCGTTTAGAGTCGGTTTCAGTAAGATTCATAAAAATCCTACAATATGTATTATTTTTTACTAGTAATGAAAAAATAGCTACGTTATTAAGCTTTTTATTGTGTATAATAGAACAAAATGATCCGAATTTAATTAACTCGATTTCAACCTCATCTTTTGTAAGGTTTATTAGCGGCGTTTCAAGTACTGCTTCTTCTAGCGCTCCTACTACCCCTGACATATTGTTATAGTGGGCCTAATAGCTTGGTAAAATTCATAAATGTATCAGTAATTTTACCACCTGCTGCATATTCGTGTCCGCCTCCTTCGCAGAGTTTAGCAGCTAATTTAGATAGATCAATTTCACAATTTTTTGTCTTACGAAAAGAGACGTGACCTGCGTTTGTATTAACAAAAAACGCTATCTCAGCATTGTGTTTTTTAATTAAATAATCGCAAACCTCATTAACAAATTTATCTCCTGATGTGCCGTATATTGTTCGTTGTTTGCCTTGTATCGATACTGATCCTTTAAATATTTGAAGTTCTTTAATAGTTTTGTCTCTACGAATAATATGATCTTTAATAATATTATTTTCTTGAGAGTTAAAACCGGTAAACCCTTCATAAAAACGTGCAATAAATTTTTCTGCTTTTTGAGCGCCTGCAGACTTTTGCAAATTCAATAAGAGGCAGTTCATTTCATACGACTGCGGTAATTTCAAGGTATAGCTGTCGTAGTCATCAGCAATCGCTACGAGTGTTTTTTGAGCTGTAGTGAGCTGTACCGGTCCGTAGAGCTTGTATAAAAGTTTAGCGCAACTTGTTGTTTCTACTACGTTTACTTTCGCGCTTTTATATTGATTTACGGCTCTACTATGGGTTAGATGGTGATCTATTATTACAAAGTTTTCTTTATCGACTAAATCCGCGTTGTTAGAAACATCAAGATCTAAAATATAAATCTTTTCATAATCAGTAGGCTTATGATCGTTTAACCAGCTTAAGTACTCTCTTCTAAAATTAGAAACTGTAGTAGATTTAAATTTTATTTGACCAGGTTTAGCATTAAGAAACCAATGCAGTTCTAAAAGAGATACAGTACCGTCAAGGTCGAAATCAGTAAAAACGAATATTTTATCAAAATTCACTATAACTATTTAATTCATTTTATAATATTATCCAGTTTATTTTCTAAATTCGCTATTTCATCTAAACCAGTACCGGATTTATTACTTGTTAGTCCTATATAGTTTTTCTCTTCTGATAATGATAAAGTAGTGTAGTCTATACGCATTGCGGTTGCTCCGTGTTTAGGACCTAAACGGTTTTTAATACCACTCACTTTAATTATGCCTAACTCTTGATCCCCTTCTTCTTGATATATGGCCCAAACTACGTCAGCTGTAAAAGCAACGCCTAAAGACTCGCTGACAGTATCAAGACTTGGATTTTCCATACCCTCTCTATTAGTCTGAATTGCACTAACTACCGGCATGTTAAAAAAGTAAGATAAAGCGCGCAGCTCTTCTGAAGCTACCTTACCTTGCTCATATGAATTATCCCCGCTAGAAGCTTTAAGTAGACCAAGATAGTCGATTACTAATACCTCCGGTTTAATACCTGCTTTTATTAAAGATTCCAAATATGCCTTGATACCTGCTACAGTTACGCTCTTAGGTGGAAACTCCTTAATGATAAGTTTACGCTTGTGAGTTTCGACGTTCTCTTTAAAGTATGCCTCTAGAGCAGTCGACTGACTTTGTATATCATTAATAGGTATTTTTGAAAGATGGCTGCTAATACGTTTAGCGTACATCATTTCCGGCATTTCTAACGAAATAAGAACTGTAGTAAGTCCCTTAGATGCCATATTGCTAGCAACATTACCTAGAAAAATAGACTTACCTACGTTAGTTGGGCCTAAAAACAAATATAAAGCCCGGCCGTTCTTGGCTAAACCACCCCCTATTTTATTATCTATAAATTCCCACCCTGTAGGTATAGTTTCATTATGCGCGCTAAGCTCTTTTATTACTTTTTGATAGTCTCCGTAAAAATCTAAGCCAATATCATTTACTAAAGTGATGTTGCACGCTTTTTCGAACCATTGTAGGAATTTGCTGTAATCAGATTTTTCATTACTTACATCATCTACAATTTTCAGCACAGTATTGTATACTGCTCTTTCTTTAAAGAAAGTCTCGGTGTTAATAATTAGTTCATCAATATTACCATTAACATCTATTTGCTTATATGAAGTAATAGTGTCTTTAAACAGCTTTACTTCTTCATCTTTTTTCAGATAAGTTTTGATTTCAGTAATAGTGGGTAGGGTACGTCTCTTTGAGA